GGTTATTGAACCGAAGCAAAGGGAGTGTGACGAATGTCCACAGTCAGTGATTTAATTAAAGGCTCTCTTAGATTGCTTGGTGCTATTGCACAAGGTGAGACGCCAAGCTCAAATGCCTCAGCAGATGGCCTTTCTGTTTTAAATGAAATGCTTGATTCATGGTCAAATGAAGGTTTGATTCTTTTTGATCGAACAATCGAAACATTTTCTCTTGTCGCATCCACTGCCAGTTATACGATCGGAACAGGTGCAACATTTAATACTGCTAGACCAATTCGATTGATTCAAGCAAATGCAAAGCAGTCGGGCGATGACAGTGAGTTTCCCATTCGCATTTTGAATTCTGACGAATATTCAAGAATCATTGACAAGACAATTCAGTCTGACTTGCCGTTGAGCATTTACTACAATGACACTTTTCCGACTGGGACAATTTACGTTTGGCCAGTGCCAAGTGCCACGGCTAGTTTGATTCTTTATTCTGACAAACCGTTGTCTAATTTTTCATTGATTGCCGACACAGTTTCTTTGCCTCCTGGATATAAGGAAGCCATGCGATACAATTTGGCTGTGAGGTTAGCTCCAGAATATGGTCGTCCGATTTCTCAAGACATTGCAATGATTGCTTCGGAATCAAAAGCTGCAATCATGCGCACAAACAATGAACCAGTATATATGCAATCAGATGTTTTCGGGTTAGTCGGTGATAAAAAACAATTTAACATTCACACGGGATTGTAATGAAGCTGCAAGGATTTATAGGTCCCGCTTATTCACTTCAATCTGTCAATGTGGATGCTCAACGCTGCGTCAATATGTATCCTGTGAAAATCGAATCTGGCACTGGAAAAGGTGGTCAGCAATATTATTTGAAAGCGACTCCTGGACTAGAGTTAATCACGACAGTTGGAGATGGTCCAATCCGACTAATTCACGTGGATGGAGTTGGTCGAACATTTGTTGTCAGCGCAAATAAACTTTATAGATTAGCAAAAAGCACAGAGTGGAATTTTAGTTTAAAAACTGCGCAAGCTAGCGCAACAAGCGTTACGCAAGCCAGTGGTATAGACACTGGCACTGACATAATAACAACAACTACAGATAATTTTTATTGGACTGGCTTAAAGGTTTTACTTAGCTCAACTGTGACCATGCCAACTGGTTTAAGTTCTGGAACACAATATTATGTAATTTCTGTGAGTAGCTCAACTTTAAAGATAGCAACAAGTTTAGCTAATGCAATTGCAGGAACTGCGGTTGATATTACTGGAGTGGGCAGTGGTACCATGACAATCACTCCCTACACATTTAACAATGATCTTTTTAATGTCCCAGCGCGAGTGCAAAACATAAATAATTCAACAGATGTTAATTATTCCACAAATATTATTACTGTGTCCGCAAGTGAATTTGTTGCAGACACTGAATTTTTTTATACTGGTTTGAAATTAAACGTGTATTCCATAGGTACGCCATTGCCGACTGGACTTTCCCAAGGCACTGACTATTATGTTATCAAACTCACTAGCACGACTTTTCAGTTGGCATCTAGCATGACCAATGCCTCGACTGGGACCGCAATTGACCTTTCAGAAGTATCTGGGACTTGGGCATCACAAGTTGTAAAATACAATATTATTTCTAATGATGACGCTACATTTTTGACTAGCACTGGAAAAATTTCGGCTTCTTCAGATGGCTTAGGAGGCGACAAATACAATGGTTCTACATTGTTTACAGATGGAACTTATAACTACATGTTTCTTGACGACAGTAATCAAAATGATAACTCTACGGCTGTGTGGCCTTTTAACCCAACTTTTTTTAGAATGGGGCAAGGCGGTGATCCATCGTTTTATCCGGCAGGGCCTCAATCGTCACATATTGCCTGGATCGATGGATATTTTATTTTGAATGAAGTAGGCACAAATAAATTTTACACAACAAATCTTGGCGACTATGTTATAGATGCCCTTAACTTTGCTTCATCTGAAGGTAGTCCAGACAAAGTTTTAGCAGTTATTGGAATGGGAAGAAATCTTTGGGTTTTCAATGAAAAAACGACTGAAGTCTATTTTAATACTGGAAACGCTGATTTTCCTTTTGAAAGAATTCAAAATGCTTTTATTGAAATAGGATTAAAAGCGAAATACAGCATTGCAAAATTGCCAGGGACATTGTTTTGGCTTGGGCGATCTGAGGATGGAGAAAATATAGTTTTTCTTGCAAGCGGATTGAACCCTCAACGGATAAGCAACCACGCAATAGAATATGCAATTTCGACCTATGCAGATCCATCTAGTGCCACATCATATGCCTATCAATCAAATGGTCACATGTTTTATGTTTTAAATTTTAATGAAGCGACGTGGGTTTATGATGTAACTACTGGATCCTGGCATCAAAGGGCATACACAGATTTAGGCGCTTTAGAAAGACATTTGGCTGAATATCACGCATTTAATTATGTAAATAGTTTGCATCTTGTTGCTGATTCGACAAGTAACAAAATATATAAATTAAATGATAATTATTATTCGGACAATGGTGATGCCATAACGCGATTGAGGTCATCTCCGCATGTTTCGGCGGATCTTAAGAGATTGTTTTGCAGTAGTTTTCAGCTAGACATGGAAGTAGGCATCGGTCTTGATGGCGGTGTTCAAGGTTCAAGTCCTACTGTCATGTTTGATTTCTCAGATGACGGAGGACACACTTGGTCGAGTGAATCATGGGCTTTAGCTGACAATGCAGCGGGATCGATCGGAGAATATAAAACGAGAGTTAGGTGGACAAGGCTCGGAAGTTTTAGAGATAGAATTTTTAGAGTGAAAATGACTGATCCTGTTAAAGTAGTTTGGATTGACGCGCAGATTGAGATCGAACAGGGACGTGATTGATGGGAACCTTAAAGCGAAGCTTTGAAATTCCTTATAAAAATGCCGTGATAGAAAAAACGAATTTCTTTAGCCAATCTTGGGAATGGTTTTTTAAAGAAATCTATAGCCGACTTTATTCTTTAGGATCTGAGGATATTTTTGAGATTGCAAATAATCAGTCAACTCCTTCAAATATCGATGGCCTACAATTTACAAAAACAGGAGTCAGTCAAGCTACTGTGGACTTCCTTATTCAAAGAGTCACTACATCGACAGGTGCAACAGAATTGATTGAAACTGGAATCTTTGTTGTGTCATACAACCCGACTAGTAACGATTGGTCTTTGACGATTATAGGTACGCCTGGACCGGATGATTCAGGAGTGGATTTTTCAATTGATGCTACTGGGCAAGTTAAATATGCTTCTAGTTCTATAACTGGAACCGCTTCGATTTCCCGCGTGATTTGGCGAGCGAGAACTTTATCTGCAAAGCATTCGACATATAGTTTGGTTGGTGCGCGATGACGTCAATGATCAATGACACTTTATATGCGAAATATATAAAAGAAAGAGAAAATTTTGACGTCATAGAAAATGACTACTGTTTTATTTTATATAAAATAAAAATGATTCCCGAGGCTAATAATTCAAATGAGTGCTTTATTAGTCATGCTTTCACTGACCCAGTTGTGCGAAAAGATAGACGAATGTCTGCTTTAATGAATGAATTAGAAGAAAATGTTTTTTCCCATGCAAAATGTGACCGAATCACAGCGACAATTGATTTGCGCGATAAAAATGCATCAATAAGTTTGTTGGCGTCATTGAAATATGGCTTTAAAGTTATATTGGCTGAAAATGGGATAATTTTTATTCAAAAAGTGATCAAATTTGAAAATGCGAAAGGAAGCTCCGATGGGAATTGTTGACGATACTTTTGGAACAAATATATTTGGAGCAAATTCGACTGACAAAGCCTTAGGACATCAAACACGCGGAGCTAATGAAGCGAATGCATTTTTAAAAGACATTTATGGTCAACAACAGCAGATGTCTGCGCCTTATTCTCAATATGGAAAAGCAGCTTTGTCTGACTTGGCGAGTGGTGATTTTGCAAAGAATATGGAAATGGACCCAGGCTACCAATTTAGAATGCAGCAAGGGCAAAACGCTTTGAATTCGTCGGCTTCAGCACGAGGTGCCTTAAATTCAGGTGCCACGTTAAAAGCACTTCAGAGATACGGTCAAGATTTCGCTTCGAATGAATACAACAATGCATACAACAGAAATTATAATCGATTGTCTCAACTTGCTGGCATGGGCTTCAATGCTGATCAAAACTTGATGAATGCCACTGGGAATTATGGTCAACAAGTGAGTGGAAACATGACAGGAATGGGAAATGCAAATGCTGCGGCAAATATTGCGCAAGCCAATCGATCTTCTGATTTTCTTGGCCAGGCAGCAGGTGCAGCGGCAATTTATTTTAGTGATGCTCGTTTGAAGAAAAACATTGTTCCATTGAGCAAGCAAAATCTCGATGAAATGAAAAAACACCTAAAAGCATTCGCGTTCAACTATACATCGGACAAATTTGGGAAAGGTGATTGGGTTGGCGTGATGGCTCAAGATTTGGAAAAGTCAAAACTAGGTCGAACGCTTGTCGTGCATGACCATTTTGGAAATAAAATGATTGACATAAAGAAAGTTCTTTCAATGTTCCTAGCAACAATGGCAGAGGCATAACATGGCAGGAATAGATAGCTCAATTTATTTTCAGCAGAAAACACCAGACTTTCTAGGCGCAATTGAACGCGGAATGAACATGCGACAAATGTCTGACGAAAGGGCTTTGCGTCAGCAGCAAATGCAAGACAACAAAGATTTGCAAAATGCAATGCGTGCCGGAATTGTTCAAAAGCCCGATGGGACTTTGGACATAAATACAGACACGACATTCGCAAGAATGGCGCAAGTCAATCCAGTCAAAGCCTATGAATTTAAACAGCAGCACGAGGAAAGTATTCTCAAGTCACAAAAGGCAAAACTAGACCAACAAATGCAACAAGTTGATTTAGGATCTCGTCTTTTGTCCGGTGTCAAAGATCAAGCAACATTTGACAAAGCTATGCAGACTGCGCAGAAGTTTGGGATTGATAATTCTGCTTTTGGGAAATACTACGACCCTGATTTAATCAAACAATATCAATCGATGAGCATGACTGCGAAAGACAATTTAGCTTATCAGCAGAATCTAATGGAAAACGCATTTAAAGAAAAAGAGCTAGGTTTTAAAGAAAAGGATTTGGAAGCTAGAAGTCTTGAAAATAAAAACAAAGCATTGAAAGAATCAACTGGCATGGCGTCCGAATTGAGAAAAGAAAGATCGGGATTGCCAACCACAAGAAACACTCAGGAAGTTGCAGCGGCCTACAATAAAATTCAATCAGCGGCAAAATATGACAAAGATCCGGCGGCGGACATGAGTTTGATTTTTAACTATATGAAAATGCTTGATCCAGGTTCTACTGTTCGCGAAGGTGAATATGCGAATGCGAAAAACACAACTGGCATTCCTGATCAAGTTTTAAATTCATACAATCAAGCTAGAACTGGAACTTTATTGAACCCAGTTCAAAGAAAACAATTTCTCAATCAATCAAAAGATATGTATATCGCTCAAATGGACGTTCAAAACAAAGTTGATTCTCAATTCCGAGACATAGCAAAAAAATCAGGCATTGCGCCGGAAGACGTGGTTCTTCGCTTTGACGCAAATCAAGCAAAGCCTGAATCCATTATGCAAAATGGTCATGAGTATTTCTTGAATCCAAAAACGGGGAAATATGAGTAATGGGAAAGCCAGCGTTTGATCCATCACAGCCATTTGAAGTCGTACCATCAAAGCCTAGCGTAGATGATTCATCTTCGAATGCCCAAAAGCCAGCGTTTGATCCTTCACAACCATTTCAAATTTCAAGTGATGGAACGCCGCCGAATGAAAGGCCTTGGTATTCGGTAGATCCAAAAAATCTTGTGCCTGGGTTTTTTAAAGGCTTGCAAAATGTCGCTCAAACTTATGACGAATACACGGGTGCCCCTATTCGAAAATTTGTCACTGAAGCAGTGATGGGGAAAGATTTGGAAAAAGCTCCGACAGGTGCCGAACAAGCAAAAATGCTAGGTGCTTCGGATACGTCATACAAAGAATCATGGGGAGTGCCATCCTATTTAGGCGGTGACGTTTCACCTGCTGATATCTATGGCTTTGGACTTGAAATGGTTCAAGATCCATTCGTCATCGCATCGGGCGTGAAAACGGCATACAACGCTGCAAAACCAGTCGTGAAATCAATTGCAAATACTGCGTCAAGTGCGATCAATGCAGGTTCAAAAAATGCTGCAAAAAACATTGCAAAGGAAGCTACTGAAGAAACAATGACAACGGCTTTCAAGTTTAAGGCACCCGAAAGTCTGGACGAATTGAGAAAGTGGAAGCCATCTTATGACGCCGGTCAAATGCCAGGCAAGCAAAGACTTGAGCAAATAGTTCAAACTGTGCCAGACATTGAAACCAAGCCTTTGAAATACCATTTCGACATGATGGACAATCCTAAATCAATGAAGGAATTGAAACTCAGATTTGAGAATTTGCCAACTGCTGACGCAAAAAAGATTGCGCAATACAATAAGCAAATAGTTGACGAATCCACTTCAAAAATTAAATCGACAGTTTCCTCTTATGTGGGAAATGATCCTCGATCACTTCCAGATGCTGGCAGTGAATTCATAGGTGCCGTCAAAGACAAATACCATTCTGAAAAAGACATTTTGGGACCGCTTTTTGAGGAAGTGCAAAAGAGAGCTCCTGTCCTCAATAAGACTGATTCTCATGATTTGATTGTAGCATTGGGAGAAAATTCTCACATTGGCAAATTGCTTGATCAATCATCTGAAACGGGTCGATTTTATTTGAAGCCGAACGCTCCTCGCACAGGCCTAAGTGATACCGAACACAAGGTTTTGAGCCGTGTGATTGATGATTTGAATGATGGAATGAGTTTTTCAGAAATTCAGAAAACGAGGGAATTTCTTCGAAAGGCAATCGATCCGACGAATCCCGCTGCATCGGCTGAAATTGGCAAAGTGCGTTCTGTTATGTTGGGCCAATTAGAAGACATGGCTCAAAAAATAGATCCAGAAATTGGGAAAACATTCAAAGCCTATGCAATCAATGAAAAATCACGAGAATCAATTGAAAAAATCATTGGAGGTCGTGTCGAGACTTTCGATGCAATGTATGCCGCAAATCCTGAAAAAGTCGTTCAAAAAGTATTTTCTAATCCTAATCACTCGAAAATTGTGTCCGAGTATATTGGACAAGACAAAATGCGTGAAATGGTTGGAAGTTATATTCAAAACGGAATCGATAAGGCGACCGATTCTGCCAGAGGTTTTTCTCCTGAAAAGTTCAAGTCATGGTTAAAACGAAATGAAAACTTTTTGAATAGCAATGTCCCATCTGCGACGAAAGATCGACTTTTTGCATTATCTGATTATGGATATTATGGAAAGCGTTTTTTGGATGAAGTCAATCCATCTGGAACCGCTGCAAGTCTTCAAGCAATGATTGAACCGACTGAGTTTTTGCAAAGAGTTAAAACGAAAGGTCTAGTTGATGCCACTGTGGGCGAAGTTGCGAACAAATTGCACGATGCAAAGAAAAGCTTTTCTGCAAAATCAGAATTAGATAAATTATTGAAACCAAATGAAATGAAACAAAAAACTAGACTAATGTCACTTGACGACGCTGGGAAAATTGCTAAAGCCGCGACATTGCCAAAAATTGCCTTGAGAGAAGAAAAACAAAAAGGCTCTGAAAAATGGGCATCTAATGGCTTTGACCGACTGCAATCCTTTGCCGACTCGCAGAATGACTTAGAATTGTCCTATGTATTGAATCAACTAGACAAAAATGACAAGCAAGTGAAAACTTTATTGATTTCCGCAAGTGATTTCAAGCCTGGGACAAAAGGCTTCAATAAAGTTGTTGAGCAATTGCGAGCATTTAAGAAAAGGAAAAAATAATGGGCCTTTTCCTGCCAATGGTCAAAGCGCGGTTTTTCGATTCAAACGGTGATCCATTGGCCGGTGGATTGGTCTATACCTATGTCGCTGGCACGACAACACCACTTGCGACATATTCAGATCAAGAAATCACTCCAAATGCAAATCCAGTTGTTTTGAATGCCAATGGTGAAGCTGACATAATATTAGCCGCTGCATCTACTTATAAAATTGTTTTAAAAGATTCCACAGGTTCAACTCAATGGACAGTTGATAATGTGGCTGGCACTGGAAGTGGAACTGCTGTCTCTGGTGGTTGGACTGCTTTTGTTTCTCATTCCGTGACCGATGGGCAGTCTGCTACTAATTTGTCGGGTGAAACTTTCACATCGGCAAGTTATACAAGCGTTGACTATTCTTTCGAAGTCATTCGAGGCACGACAGTCAATGCGAGTGGGGAATTTAGTGCTCAACTCCAAAACGGCACTTGGCGAATTGTTTTAGGTCCCTATCGAGGGGATATTCATGGCGTCACTTTCACTTTGAGTGGAACGACAACTCAACAACTTTTGGCAGCATTAAATTCAGGAGCGGGGAATGGTACAATCAAACTTTCGAAACGATACATTGCAGTTTAAGTTCAATTGGCTCGCAATTCTGATTTTTGCTTTGGCCTTTTGTCTATTCGCAAATGCTACTGTCATTCCAGACAACACGACGATAGTCGGTGACCTGACAGTTCAATCAACCAATGGAATCGATATCAATCCAGGCAGTGATACCACGACTGATTTAATTTCTATTGGAGTGACTGGGTCTCCAAAAATTAAATGGAATGAAACTCAAGACGCCATTCAATTTATTGAAAAGTTGATTCTTGGGACAAATGCTATTTTGAGTAAAACTGTCAATGGGTCGGCATACACTTCAAAAATGTCACTAGATACGGACACGTCAACGGATTCGGGCGGAATTGACGTCAATATTCATGGCAGTTCGGATCCAAGTTATGGCGTTTTAAGTGTTTTGAGAAGTCGTGGCACTCATGCCTCTCAATCTATTGTCCAGTCAGGTGATTTGATTTCAAGCATTGTTGGCCTTGGTTTTGACGGGACCGACTATGAACCAGCGGCGTCTATTGAAATGTATTCGGATGGAACTCCTGGTTCAAATGACATGCCTGGACGAATTGATTTTAAAACAGTTCCCGATGGTTCAAGAACTTTAACAAATGTCATGCGAATCGGTCAAAGATCCGATGTCATGATAGGCACGACAACTAGTAATTCATCTGCAATATTCAATGTTGAGTCCACAACAAAAGGCTCAAGGCCATCTCCTCAAATGACCACAACGCAGAGAGATGCAATCGGGACTCCTGTCACTGGTTTGTCAGTATATAATACGACTTTGAACTCCTATGATTTTTATAATGGCACGTCTTGGCTTAATTTACTCGATACAAGTACCTTTCAAGAATTTTCAAATAAGACAGTCAGTGGGATTTTTAAATTTGAAGAGTCGGGCGGTGGTTCCAACTATATTGGATTTCAGGCACCTGCAAGCGTGACGAGTGACGTCACTTTTCAATGGCCAGACGGAGATGGCACTTCCGGACAAGCATTAAAAACCGATGGTGCGGGAACTTTGTCTTGGGGAAATGCTTCCGGTGGTAGTGGTGCTCAAAACTATATTGAAAACCCAGATGCAGAAACTGACACGACTGGATATGCGACTTATGCCGATGCCGCTGGGACATCTCCTGTCAATGGGACTGGTGGATCTGCCAACGTCACTTGGACGCGGTCCACGTCATCACCGCTTCGATCAACTGCATCGTTTTTGTTGACGAAAGATGCGGCGAATCGACAAGGCGATGGTGTGAGTTATGATTTTTCAGTAGATACCGCTGACCAAGCCAAAGTCATGCAAATCAGTTTCGATTATCTTATTTCGAGTGGAACTTTCGTCGCTGGAACTTCCTCGACAAGTTCTGACGTCACGGTTTGGATCTATGACGTCACAAATTCAGTATTGATCCAACCGTCTAGTTTTAAATTGCTTTCAAATTCATCCACAATTGCAGACAAATTCAATGCGACATTTCAAACAGCAAGCAACTCAACTTCATATCGTTTGATTTTTCATGTGGGCAGCACGAGTGCTTCGGCCTATGTTTTAAAATTTGATAGTATTGCAGTTTCTCCATCCACTTATGTCTATGGAACGCCAATTACGGATTGGAGCACTGATTGGACTCCTACAGGTTCATGGAACACCAACGTAACTTATACAGGTAAATGGAGACGTGTTGGCTCGAACATGGAGATTGTTGCTAAGGTAACATGCTCGGGAGCACCTAATGCTGCTACCTTAACTTTTAACCTACCTTCCGGCTATACTATTGATAGTAGTAAGTATATTTCAGGAATAGAAGTTGGAATTACTTACAGTGAGGACGTAGGGAATAAAGGGTATGGCGGAATAGTTTATATACCTTCAACCACTACTCTCGGAGCAGGACGAGTTATCTCCTCTACTGCTATGGAGTTGGGAGGTGTGACTGAATCATATCCTTTCGTCTTCGCAAATACTGACTTTGTTTCTATTACAGCATCAGTCCCAATCCTCGGTTGGAGCAGTAGCGTCCAAACAAGTGACCAAACTGATACGAGAGTGGTTGCTGCAAGGGCATACCGTTCAGGTAATCAGTCAGTGTCAACGGCAGCAGAAACGGACATTGTTTTTAATGCTACCTCATTTGATGACGTAGGTGGAATGAACACATCTACGGGTGTCTACACCGTTCAGGTACCTGGTAAGTATCGTGTTAAAACTTCGCTTTACATCGCAAGTGCCGCTTCAGAAGTATTCACACTATCAATCTACAAGACTGGAGTTCAAGTAGGACAGAGATTTTTTACTGCAACAAGCGATGCAATGGTAGAGGTTGATGACGTTCTAAACTGTGTTGCTGGGGATACAATCAAGAGTACAATCGATTCTACGGCCGACACTTCATATACGATAATCGGAACCTCCGTTGCAACCTTCACTACTATAGAACGCCTTTCCGGTCCCTCAGCCATTGCCGCAACGGAGAGTATTAACGCTAGGTATATAACTACAGCGGGACAGTCTATTTCTGATGCAACGACTACAATTATCGATTTTGGCACAAAAGGCTTTGACTCCCACGGAAGCGTCACGACTGGTGCTAGTTGGAAATTCACCGCTCCTATATCAGGTGTATATGAGGTGACAGCTAAATTGTTATATACATCTGGAGGTGGTTGGGGTGTAGCTGAAGAGGCTGACATATATTTGTATAAAAATAACGCTAGTTTTGCTGTTTTAACAACAACATATATGCAGGCGGCGCATACTACTTATGTGAGTTTATCTTCCTCACCATCTCTAGTAAATCTTCTGGCGGGTGAACGTATAGACATTCGCACTTATCAAAACAGTGGTGCTCCTTTGAGTTTGCATACAGGCGCAAATGAAAACTGGGTCTGTATTAAACGAGTAGGTAACTAATATGACAGGCGAATATTTTGACATTCGAATGTATCAAACGTCTGGCGGATCTGTGCCTCTGATAGGCGATGGAACCTATAACTTTGTGAATATTAAGAGAATTGGAAATTAAAATGTCTTTTGATAATTTTCTATCTTGGGGTTTTACGGCACTTTTGTCTGGCGTGTTGGTCTATGGAGTTAAGATTCTGCAGGACATAAAAAATTCAGTGGATGAGTTAAATGAACGAATGGCGACTATTATTGAAAAAACGGCATGGCATGAAAGAGAAATGGAAAAAATGTCGAATAGGATTTTATCTTTAGAAAGCAAAATGTTTACAAATATGTCTACCAAATCAGGGGGAAATAAATGAGTTCTAAATATGAAAACGTGTTCGAAATATTGTCTATCCCATTGGCTTTATATATGGCCTATGACAAATCAAAAGTAGACGGCAAGATTGACGTGTCTGACATTCAATATCTGATGGGCCCTTTATTGAAGTTGTCAGGTGCCATCGAAGGTGCCGAATTGGCTTTAAAAGAACTGCAAGCCATCGATGCAGATTCAAAATCAAAGATGCTTCAAAGGCTATCTGCTGAATTCGATATCAGTGATGACGTTTTAGAGGGAAAAATTGAAGCTGCATCGGCTTGGATATTGTCAACTGCTGAGCTGGTCGGGGTTTTAAAGAAAAATGGATGAGAAAAAGCCCATTTGGAAATCCAAGACTTTTTGGACTGCGATTGGAGTCGCGGTCCTTTCCATTGTCGAAGGACCTGTTAAAGATATCATAAAAACTCAACCGCCGATTGCGGGAAGTATTCTAGGAATTGTGATCATTGTATTAAGATTTGTCACAAGTGATGGAGTGAAATGGAAATGAGACTTTTTCTAGTCTTTCTTTTCTTAGTGTCTTGTTCTGGATTACCGAAGTCTGGTGATTCTCAGCCGGTGAAGTCATTCTTGTATGATCTGCGTTTTAAAGTCAATGATTTTTGGTTCATTGGTTTCGGCATACCGCAAGGCAATAAAGATCATAAATACAGAATTGAAATTGAACCTCCAGGAGAAAAGATTGATCGTCTCATCATCACAACTTGCCATCGGCAAGACGTGATCGACAAGCCTGGAAATGTCGGCTGGTTCAATAAAAGTGTGATGTATGACTATTCAAATCAGGATGAATTGGAGAATTTAAGAACCTGTCCGATGCATATTTATGCACTGGAAGAAAAATCAAGACGTGTTGGATTTGGATTCATTGATTTCCAAGATGACAGGCCGGAATTTGATCTCTCAATGTCAATGCAGTGCAACGGCAAAACTCGCTACTTTGTAGGCCGTGGATTTTGTCAAAGTGCTGAAGAATTGGTGCAAAAGTTTACCTTCCCAGAGAAAGTAATTGTCACGCCAACGAGCCAAAGAGACGAGTGCAAGATATTTGATCGAAATCCCAGTGATTCGTTTGAGTTTAAAATGCCTCAAGGCCTTTGCGCTTATCAATTTGTATCAAAGAGAAAGCACGCCAATGGTGAGCGCATGAAAATTCGAATTCATACCTATGGAGTGACCGACGTGCCAGTCAGATTTTAGTTTAAAGGGGGCATAATGATCCAATCGGTGTTGGCTTTGATTTCAAGTGTCATCGGCAATCAATCAATTGGTCGAATCCTGCTTTTAGGCATTGAATGGTTTCTCGAGAAAAACAAGACAGATAAAGAATCAAGGGAATTGGCGGTGAGCCTAGCCATGAGTTTAAGACGGCAAGGTGTGACCGATGTCATCATGTCTTATAATTCTGACA